AATCTCTTGCCTTAATATGTAGAGTGGCTGGCAGTTAGGTTCGATTCCTTCAGTCCCCACCAAGTTCAGGAGACGTGGCCGAGTGGCCTAAGGCAGCAGGTTGCTAACCTGTCGTTCGTAGTAATACGGACCGTGAGTTCGAATCTCACCGTCTCCGCCAAACATTGCACAGATGCGGAATGGTCTAACGTGAGCGTGGCGGAATGGTTACGCACCGGATTGCAAATCCGTAACACCGCAAGGTAATGCAGGTTCGAGTCCTGTCGCTCACTCCAACACGTGCAGTCTAATCAACTGCTACTGTGACCCGGAGGATGAGAAGTGCTGTGATAAGCACGGGTGGTACACTTCTAACCTAAAGTGCGCTGGCAATGCGATAATCCAGACTGGTCGTTGAAGCGGGTGGAAGGTGTGTGTGATGATTTTGGGGGTACTCGGGGTTTGATGCACTATAATTACCGCCGCAGGCTGGAAGCAGTTGACAATTAATATAATATTTGCTATTATATAAACATACGCTGATCGAAAGACAGCATGTTCTTTAAAAAAAATACAAGTAAAAATACTATTGACAATAAATAATTTGTCATGTACAATACATGTATTGACGCTGATCGAAAGACAGCATGTTCTTTAAAAATTTAAGTCGATTTTAACTGTAAATTCTGTCTACCAGATAAATACATTATAGGAAACTATTATGTATTGTGATTATGGATGCAGACAGAATTTTCAGTTTATACTTAAAAACGGAAAACATTGTTGTTCTAAAGGACCTTCAGGATGCCCTGTTGTAAAAAACAAAAATTCAGAAAGTTCGAAGAAAGCATATGATACCGGTAAAAGATTATCTCAAGAAGATTTGTATAAGACCTTACCTAAAGAAACCAAAGAACGAATGAATTGGAATAAAGGAAATTATTCTAATACAACATTTGTTTACGGTGGAATAGGTAGTCATAAGGCAGTCTTAATACAAGAAAGAGGTCACAAATGTGAAGATTGTGGATTACAGGAGTGGAAATCACATCCTATACCACTTGAATTAGAACATTGTGATGGGGATAATAGAAACAATGTGAGAGAAAATTTAAAACTTTTATGTTGTAATTGTCACGCACTTACACCAACTTGGAGAGGTAGGAATATTAATTCAGGAAAAGTTAAAGTAAGTGACCAAGATTTATTGACAGCATTGAAAGAATGTAGTAACATTCGTCAAGCGTTGCAAAAAGTAGGTTTATCACCGAAAGGTGGTAACTATGATAGAGCAAATAAATTATTTGCCCGGATGGTGAAATAGGTAGACACAAGAGACTTGAGAGTAAAATTTGAGTGCCCTAGAAGAAATTCTAGGAGTAGAACCCGTCAAATTCGGTGAAGGCTGTAAAATGCTAATACCGAGCCAAGCCTAGTAGAAATGCTAGGAAGGTGTAGAGACTAGACGGCGGGAACCTAAAGCGCAAGCAATGGTTAAGGTATAGTCCAGACCACAAACTGTAAGGGTAGTGAAAACTATAGTGGTAAGAAAATCTCTCGCCTTAAAACGGCGTGCCGGTTCGATTCCGGCTCCGGGCACCATATTGAAACACATTAACGAAGTGGGGTTAAATCCCTCCAGTCGCACCAAAGCGGGTGTCGTATAGTGGTAATACCTTAGCCTTCCAAGCTAAAGCGAGGAGTTCGATTCTCCTCACCCGCTCCATATTGAAGCACATTACCTTTACCGTTCGCGGATAGGTCGAAAGAACTAAGCAGTGTGCTTCAATATGGTATCCAAGTATATGCGCCTATAGCACAATTGGTTAGTGCAATCGACTCATAATCGATAGGTTCCTGGTTCAAGTCCAGGTGGGCGCACCAAACAAGTTAGGGGGAGTTGCGGCATCTAAACACTAGAACTCCTGAAATGGAATGGTGTCCGCTCATACTCTTAAACAACAGCACAAGATCGTGCCCCTTAAGATTTAGCATTAGTCTGATCTATGGCAGACCGAGGCCATAGAGTCCTACCCCAAGGATCACCACTTCTAGAAGATTGGGCCGATGAGGATCTTTGTCTTACCACAGATGCAGATTGACGGGAAATTGGGGAGCAGTTGTAAGCAGTGGGAGGCCTTAGACGGCCGGGCTATATGCCATATAGTAGTGTGTTACTATGCTGCGACTTCGCGGTGTGGAGGACTGTTACGACGGTCCGTTAGTATGCTACTATATGGTTGGAGCAAGGGTGGTATGTATGCATTCTCCAAGTGCAGAGGACTGGGATCCCCTAGCCAGCAACACTGGCAACCATAATGTATTAAAATCTCGGATTAGTTCAGTCTGGTTAGAATGCCTGCTTTGGGAGCAGGAGGTCGAGAGTTCGAATCCCTCATCCGAGACCATCTTGAAGCACATTACTAAGAGTCCAGGTTCAGAGCGTGGCATAGTGCGTTTCAATATGGTAGATGGTCGTTGTTAAATGCGGGTACTAAGAATATCCGTTCTCGAAAGGTGCAAATCCTGGAAGGGTGTAGTCAGGCGAGAAGCGTGGGCAAAGATTGGAGATCAACCAATCGCTGCATACTGCATAGAGCCGAGTGACAAAAACATTGACCAGCCATTCTATAAATTAGTCCCGCTACTCTTGTTGCCACATTCCCTAGTGGTCAGCAGAGCAAATCAGCGAGGCGGGTGTAAGCCCCGTCAACTAAAATATGCGAGCGATGGTGGACTACGCATACGGACATCAAGACCTGAGGATTGTCGTCCAAGAAAAGCGGAACAACATGAGAGAAATTCTTATGCCGATAAAAAGACTATGGAAGTCTACAGTAGGGAGTAGACTGCCATATTGAAGCACATTATAAAACATCAGCCAGTTTAAGGTGGATCTGGGTGCTAGCAAGAAAACCTTTAGTGTGTTTCAATATGGCGAGCAAGTGTGGGCCTTCCACACTGAACCTATAAGTTGTTAGAGTGGTGACTAGGATGAGTCGTACTCGTAAGGATACACCGGCAACAACGTTAGTGCCAGGCTCTAACAGAAGCGGAGTTCGGCACCGCCGCCATATTGAAGCACATTACTGCTCTGCGCTATCCGGAGCAGAGGATTGCGATTATCCGATCCGTTAGTGTGTTTCAATATGGTAACCCGACTAACTGTGATACAACCCACAATCGGGTTGGTAGCGGTCACCATATTGAAGCATATTGGTTGGTATCGGAGTGGGGCAACAGCCATAAACTTCCTGCCCCTGCGAAGGGAAGTACCAGTGTGTTTCAATATGGTTCTGAGAAAATGCGAGGCCAAGCAGCCCAACCATCAGGGTGTAACCAAACCCACTTGCCCTCTAGCCAGGGGACATTAGAAAAGGTGGGGAGCCTATTTTAGGCTCTTAAACAGATGATGGTAACCATACTAAAACATACGGGTGTCCGGTTTGGAGAATGCCTGGGCTTAAACGAGAGTAGCTCCTCAATAAGACTTTGACCAGTATGTTTTACAGTATAAATAGTATTGCGGTGTATGGAAGTGGTCTATCCGTTCGGTCTCATAAGCCGAGAATCGCAGGTTCGAATCCTGCCTCCGCGACCAAAACTTTAATGGGCTGGTAGTGATAATGGGAGCACAGGGGCTTTGCATGCCTTTAGTCGGAGTTCGATCCTCCGCCGGTCCACCATTCTATATTATCTTTTGTCGTAGGTAATCACAAAAATATTAATACAATTAGAATACAAAAATAATCGTACATGATTTTCTGTAGATAGAAATCTATTTTAAATAGAAATTCTCATCAGTTTAATAAATCCGCGAATATTTCTAGTGCAATTGGCATAGATATAGATTTTCTATCCCTTCCTAAAACAATAGATATACAATATCTTTCTTTTTCTATAGTTCTTACGGTATGAGGTACACCTGCATTTACTAAATATGTACCCTGCATTATTTTCTTCTCTACCAAAACAAGTTCTTCTTTTTGATAAGGTATATACGGGGTGTTTTCGTGTGTATATTTTATATTATTCTCGTTTTTTTCTATGAATTCTGGTTTAACCTCAAACCATTCCATAACACTATCTTCTCCGTCGAATACCCAACTTAGCCTAATGAAATCCTCAATTTTTAATTTATCAGTGTGTATAGGTGCGGTTGTGTATGGTTTCTTATAAAAGCAATGCCCTGATAAAACTTCTAGGCCTCGGCTACTCAATAAATCAATCACATTTGGATTTATATATTTTTTTATATCTTTGAATGCCATAGAATTTTCTATAAAATTATAGCCTTCTATTTTTGGGTTTTTATAAAAATTATCAATCGATTTCGAGACTTCTCTAAAGTCGTAGTCGATTAGAGGTTCTTGGCAATGTATTGGCAAATTAATTTTTTTAATATAAGTTTTCATAAGAAATATTTAATATAATATCACAGTATAAAAAAATAACAACCCTAATAAATATTCTCTGAGGAGAATAATAAAATGATATATTATTTATTATCATCGATTTTTTTATTGGCATTTGCAATTGAAACTATAGTAACCGGTAGTGTATTCATGCATAGAGATCATTTGATAAAATTTATGACACCTGCAATGAAATATTGGGCATTGTTATCTATGGTAATGATAAGTGCATCCAACTTATTAGGTTGGTTGTGGCTAAAACATAATCATGAAACGAATGGTATTATAGATAGAGGAAACGTAATCCAAGCATTATTTGCAATATCGATAATGTCTTTATTTATTTGGGTATTAAAATTTCATAAATCTAGATTTTCTAACTCTTATAATGCATAAAGTATTACTGAAGATAAAGCATATCACACTAATAATGTATATTTTGCTGAGTAGTGTAAGTGCTTTTTATATTGCAATTAGTATAGGTTGGTTATTGGGAATATATTAATGAATGAACTTATAAAAAAATATTTACCTTACTGCCAATTCGGAGCAGTTGTGCTAACAATTGTATTAGGCATACATACTGGTATGGATAGATTTTTAGCACCCAAAGGTCCAGTAGTTGCATTCGATGCAAATTCATTTTTAATTGAGCCCAAACTGAATGAACACAGAACATTTTTAATGCATTTCAATAGAAAAAAACTACGCGATGATTGCGCGCTTAATGAATTTAGAGCATCTGTGTTGAGTGACAGTGGATTTACATATGAAGTTAAAACCACTGTTGGAAAGTCAGTAGGAGTTAAGACTGCTGGATTTGAGTCTATAAATTATTTTTTCTATGTTCCTAATGAAGTACCTAAAGGTACTTCAAAGTTTTCAGGTCTATTAATTTATAGTTGTAAAGAGGGTATACAGACTATATACTATCCAGAATCTGACAACCTAATATTCGAAATTAAATAATTAAAATTTTTTTAGTATAAATATTTCGACAAGATAACACTAATATGTGTTAGTGTTATCATTTTCTACCAAATAATCCATCATGTTATATCTTATTAAAAATATCGATGATCCCTATTTCAATCTCTTATCAGAAGATCCGATTAGACCTAATATCCCTCACAAGACACGATTGGGGGAAAATAAAGATATTTTTGTAATGACTGATTTAAATGGCTCTGCTGCTTCCATAACCTGCGTAAGTTATCAAAACTTTATACCGCAATATGAAACTGAATTGTTTAGCAATGATTTACCTTCATCAACACCTAATGTTGCAGTATTCTACACTATTTGGAGTTATCATCCCGGATCAGGTAGAAAATTAATATTTGATAGTGTAGAATATATAAGAAATAATAAACCAAATATCACAAAATTTATTACTCTGAGTCCAAAAACAGAAATGGCAAGAAAATTCCATTTAAAAAACGGTGCTCTAGTATATAGAGAAAACAAAGAAACAACAAATTATGAATATGTCATAAACTAATAAAGGAAATAAAATGGCAAAGTTGAATGCAGATTCACGAACAAAAGCAGTTAAAAAAAGCACTTCACAAGGCGGTACTAGTCCCAAAACCAGTAGCATGAGTAAAAGTCAGAAAAGATCATACAAGGCTTATAGGGGTCAAGGAAAATAAACTTATTTAACACCTATTATCATTAATCTATTATACCCCCAAGTATTATAGGAGATGTTTTTTGAACCTGAATAATATACTCTTTTCATTGAAAATTTTGATCTAAAATTATCAATATCAGGTGTTATAGTTTTTATGAACCATGGATAGTTAGGATCAATAATATCCGTGGTTTGTAGACACACTAAACTTCCATTTGGTATATTATTATACCATTTCAAACTTTCTATTTGATCTACACTACAATTTATAAAAATATTATCAGTAGATAAAGTATAATCGGTATACATGTTTACATCTGCTGTTATATTTTTAACGATTGAATTGATATCTGATCTATCATATAACCATGTATTACAAATCTTATCTGCCGCGTTAGTAAACGTTGAATTTATATCATAACTAAAAAAATTCTTATATAAGTATGGATTTCTGGTTAACATCATAAATGATAATAAATTATCCCATGCAGCCAATATGTGTACATTGGGACTAGAATATCCTAAAATATTAACTATCTTTTCTAATTCTTCACACAGCCAAATTTTACTGACGATTAATCCATGCTTGAACGATTCATATTCTGGAAATGTATTCATGTCTTTATTTAACTAAATACAGAAAAGGAAATACAAAATGCTAACTAATGATAAATTAAACGATGCAATAACTGAAGTTGCCATAAGTCAGATGGCCGGGAAACCATTTTATAAGTCAAAGACAGTTTGGGCTAATATTGTAGCCTCTATTGCTATAGGTATACAGTTTAAATATGGGTTCATCATAACCCCAGAAGTACAAACTTTGGTTTTGGCTGCAATTAATATGTGGCTCCGTACTATTACCAAAGAAGAAATTATTTGGTAAAAGGTTGACAATAAATAGCGTTGGGTATATAATGTTAATATGCTGAAAACTCAACGCAAGCGTCGATCAGATCGTAATCAGGTTATCTACTACATTCAGGATGTAGTGACTTCCGATTATTACATCGGTCTGACCGCACTCTGCTTTAATGGCAATGTACGCAAGACTCTTACTCGGCGTATGCAAAAGCATATGCAACGGGCCCTTGCTGAGAACAAGAACTGGGGGCTGAGTCGTGCATTGCGTGAGCGTGGTGCTGAACGGTTTGTGTTCGGTGTTGTTGAGGTTGTGCGGGGCAAGAAGGCTGCCCATCAACGTGAGACAGAATTAATTAAGACATTGAAACCAGCATTGAATACGTTTGGAGTTAAATAATGGACTTCCTTATAAGAGCCGAAAAGTATGCTATGGCTCATGGTGATGAAATGTTTTTCAAACACTATTACACATTGAACCGTGTAAACTTTTCGGTGCGTGATAGTGTAAGATATACATTGCAATGGATGTATGATGACCATGTTGCTGACCTTTTGGAGTATCAATAATGAACGAAAAATTTATTGTAATTTGTACAGAATGTTCTGAAGAACATTTAACAACCGAAGTTAAATTCCTCAATATCGAGGAAGATATGCAAGGTCGTGATGTAATGTATTTTGTATGTCCTGTCACAATCACAGAGACCAAAAGTTTAGTTTATGAACAGTAAAAAGGTAAATTATGAATCTAAGTAAATTTATTGAATCGTTCTGCTATAAGATCGTAGGTGGAAGTGAATACTGTTGGTCTTGTTTTGGGCCTAATGCTAGATACCTAGATTTTGAATCAGAGTTTGCTAATGGAAGTGTGTTGTTTGATTCGGTGAACCAAACAGTATACGAAGCCACCGTGGATGCAAAATCAGACGGAGATGACAGGCTACCCGGGCCATATCGTTGGTTTAATCCTGTGCATAAAAATGCATTCTATGCTGAAGCAAAAGAACGGGGCGTCGAAGCAGACAGTGCATGGGATGATACCAACTGGATCGATTTAGAGGTCGTAGAAGATTTTCTAGAAAAAGCAAAAGCAATTTTCGAAAATCGGCCCTTCGATAAGCGTGTGTCTGTTCCATTAGAAATTGAGGATGACTTAATTCTGCATCTAGCACTAGAGGCACATAAAAGAGATATTACACTTAACAAAATGGTTGAATTTTTACTAGAAACCGTTATTGCCGATAAATCATCAAATACACAAAAGGATAATTAATGAAGCCCAACACCGAACTAGTTCTAGTCGAAGCAGTTTCAATGTTTAGAATTAGATATGTAGTTGAAGTTCCTCAAGGAAAAGCATCGTATGCATTAGATACAGTAGTATGCAATGAAGCCGTTGAATTTTCTCAAGAACATTTAGGTGAAAATATTGTATCGCATAGGATAGTGAGCGAAAAGGAAGCAATTAGTTTGTGTAATAAAGATAATGATTACGCAAAATCATGGGACTCTTCCCGAAAAGCAGAAGTATTTTTTACTCCATGGAAAGAATGAAATGAGCGATAGTATCTTGAAAGATCCAGAAGATAAAGAAAATTTTTCAGTTTGGTTAAAGCACGTTCTAAAAACTAATATTGCCACTGTTACTTTTAAGAAAAAGGATGGATCTATACGTATCATGCAATGTACTCTAGATCCCAAGATTGTTCCTGCATCCGTTGTCACAGAAAACAAGAAAACAAAAAAAACAAATAACAATGTTATGGCAGTGTATGATACCGAAGTAGAAGGTTGGAGGAGTTTTACCCTAGATTCGGTGCAGAGTGTAGAGTTTACATTAAATTGACATAAATATATATTTGTACTATAATTACATAGTCAATCCTCACATAGATTATAAAAATGCGTAAACAGGTTATTAATTTTAAAATCTCAGAAGTAAAGCAACGAAATCATTATATGCTTTACGCTGAAGACTCACCCTTCAAACCTAAAAAAGTAAGTCGTAAGGACGGCTATAAACGTAAGCCTAAGTTTGTTAACAGGGATGCCGACTGGCAGTAAGTAGAATGAAGAGGGAAGTAAGCCCGTTCGGGCAAGATAAGCGTAAACCAAACCGAGATAAGAAGCGAAATTTTTTTGACGATGATGGGTATACACCTAACAAAAAAGAAATACTAAATCAATATAAAAGAAAACAGAAACACCGAAATATCCAAAATTGGGATGAATAAAAATCGATATGAAGTATGAATTCATTCAACTTATATGTACAAAAACCAATGGTGAATTTATCGTTTGCTCCAATATATCATTAATGGAATATCAACACCTATCACCCATGGATGCTCTATTGTCATTGCAAGCAATGGCAGTAGAGGCAGAGGTCGACGGTTTTAGTGTCCAATGGGCCGTTAGTCCTATGTCTGAAAAAGAGATAGCCGAGTACGGTGGGTTGTTTGCAGTCTAGTAATAGACAAGGTTGACATTAATTCCGTTATTTGCTATAATGTCTTTACAGTAAACGAAACGGAGTAATAAATGGCTACGATTCAAGAAGTTAACACTAGCATCATTCATGGTACTTTTACTAACGACCAATTGGATTCGATCATCGCCGCGGTCAAGTTTGCCCGTAGCCAAATCGCAAACAAGAACAAGTATACCTTTGTCAAAGGTTCTAAGGTCAAGTTTACTAGCACCCGCACAGGTCAAACTGTGATCGGTGAGGTCACTGATGTTAAGCGCAAGTTTATTCACATCCGTGCAGGTATGACCAACTGGCGTGTCCCAGCTAACATGTTGGTTGCGGCTTGACAATAAATGGTCTCGGGTATATAATACAAAGTATTGAAACTGATTAATTGGAGCTGAACATGGCCTATATGTCGCAAGAGAAGAAAGCAAAGATCGCATCTACCCTCAAGCCCGTCCTTGTAAAGTATGGTGTCAAGGGTTCACTTTCTGTGCGTAATCATTCTACTATCGTTTTGACCCTCAAGTCGGGCAAGATCGATTTCATCGAAAACTTTATCAAGACTGATACCGATAGCAATATCGGCCGCAAGATGGATCAAAGTCAAATTGACTATCTCCGCAAGAACCAAACTATGGATGTTAACCCCTACTGGTTTCAGGAGCACTTCGCCGGTGTTGCTAAGGCTTTTATGACCGAGGCTTTCAAGGTCCTTAAGTCGGCAGACTGGTATGATGAGTCTGATGCAATGACCGATTATTTTAACACTGCTTACTATGTTGACCTTAATATTGGTAAGTGGAACAAACCTTATGTTTTGGAGGCTTGATGTTTAATAAAAATATTCAAGAATGGTTGTACAGCAGGTCCCCTAGTTTTTGGGAAACCTTCGGGAACACATTGATTATTATTTTTGTTTTGGTACTTATTTTTGTAGGAGTCACTTCAAAATGAACAGTTATTTTGTATTGGTAAGGTATGATGATAAGCCCGGATCAGGTGTGTATCGTGCTTATATCAATGCTGAACATCCACACCAAGCAATTGCTGCTGCAAGGTCTATGTATGGTAGGCTTTTACTAAGTGAAGCGGCAGTACAGGTAAACTGATTCGGGCATATTATCATTGACAGAAATGATGCCCGTTGATATAATCATATCTGTCGCATGACAACTTTTTTCTAACTAAGTCAAATTAAAGGAAACTAAAATGACTACTCAAACTTTCAAGGTTGTAGGTATTACTGTTCACGGCGAATCTACTAAGATTCGATTTACTGATGATATGGTTCGGCGCATCAAGCAGTTTAATAAAGGTGGTGCTACTCGGTGTGACTTTATTGAATTGCCCAATGAGATGTCTAAACTAGAGGCACTCAAGTATATGGCAGCACATCCTGACTTTCAATCAGTAAATGATCAGGCTACCATTGCTGATGCTATTGAGGATCGACAAAAAGATACCAAACAGGCAACGGTTAAAGTTAAGGTAACTAAGTCTAAAGATAAGCCTAGTATTGAATCGATTAAATCTAGAATGAAGGATGTTAAAAAAACATCCAGTGAGTCTGTTGAGGTTGTTACTACTGTTGAGGTTAACGAAGTTGTTTCTTGATAGTGAAATACTTTTAGGTTAAGGGTGCCCTTAACCTAAAATCAACTGTATACTTCATAATTATGAACTATCTCAAACTAAACACCATCATTAGTCGTCGTCTTTTTGATCCTTCTAAGGAAGAAGATCAACAAGAATTGAAATTTTTTCTTACTACTGGTAAATGGAAAAATAAATGTCCATTTTATGCAGAGTTTCCATGGGAGAATATTCCGGAGATGTGCAAGGAAAAATTTACTATGTACCAATTATCTAAAATTTAGTATATTGAAATTTATGGATTTTGTACTTCTTTAACGATCCAAAAATCGCTGCTCATTTGAGTATCTTGTATAACACTAAAGGGCATGTAGAAATAGCCCTTATCACCCCAATTAGTACCCCAACTGTTCCTTACAATATAATGCTGTTTGGTTTTGTCATATCCCACTAAAAGAACTGCATGACCTCCTAAAAGTCGTTCTCTTCTTTTATTTGGGTAAGACATTAATCCGGTTCTAGTTACATTAGGTGCCATAAAACTTTGATAAACTAAAAATCCTATTACAACAGGGAACCCATTGCTTAATGCATCTAAGCATCCATGGTGATTTAAAATTCTTTCGTATCTAAGTACTTTTCTTGTTATCCCGTCCTGTATTGCAGCAGTAGTTGGTTTGTTTTTAAACTGTTTTATATTATAAGGCCAAAGTCTTTCTAACGGTGCACCTTGTTTATTTGTTACTTTGATCCCGTCCCTGATGTAAGCCCCAGAATCATAATTTATAGTGCCCAACATTACTCGTTCGTAATAGTATATGAAAAGCCTACTAACATCAGTAGGTTTTTTATTTCTGTTATTAAGTAACTCAATTGCACCTGCTATTGCTTGCCCGGTACAACTTCCTAAACTACCTTGACTTTCAATGGGTGTACAGTAAGACCGTAGATCAATTATATCTTGTTGTTGTCTAGCAGAAACTGAATATAAATAATCTCTACCATCAGGTTTATCTTTTACCCAATGAAAAGTTGGTATTTTAAGTTCATCTTCTGCATGGAATACCTGTTGCTTAATAGGCTTTCTATGTAAGCCAGGATCTTGATCTATATTGATTACAGTTTTTGGATTATGTCTCATAATTTACCAACTTGTAGTTCCTGTGATCTTCGACCAACTATTCGCAGCAACACAGACATAAAGATTGCCGCCGGCGTCATATGCAATTTGACCTGAAGTGCCCGAAGATGTATTACTTACTGGAGTTGACACCCAGACAGCAGAATTAGCAGGGGCTACCCAGCTGAGGTTTCCGCTACCGTTCGTACTTAACAGATACCCATTAGTGCCGCCAGTTATATGCACATTGCCCACGGTTCCCAAAGTAACATTCCCGTTTGCGGTAAAACTAGTTAAGGTACCTAAACTAGTTATATTGGGCTGTGCATTTGTTGTTACTGTACCTGCTACGTTTGATATGTTTGCTAATTCTGAAATACCAACAGATGAATATATATAACCTGCTTCCGGTAAGATAGCGTTAGCAATATTCGCTAACGTAGCCTTCATCGTAGTAGGAGTACCTACCATGTCTACTACTGGCAGTAAAGTAGAATTTGGTATCGTAGATCCTATGTCCGTTAATGATGTTATTTTTATTGTGCCTGCCATATAATATTCCTAATTATGCTGCAATTCCCTTGATTACTGCAAAGTTAAATACTGGTTGCTCAGTAGTGGTGCCACCGGTTGTCGCAAATGTTATAGCAAAACTGCCAGCAGATACCGCAGTAACAGATATTAAATATTTATCAGTTCCGGATTTTTGATTAACGATAATAACGTCAGTTGCCGCTACTGTACTATTAGTGACCGTAAAAGTTTGATAACTGGCTGATCCGGCTGCTGAAACAAGAGTTATTGCCCCAGTTGGTTTATCTAATGTTACTCCAGTCGTTCTCGACGTTCCTTGAGTAATTGTGCCACCTGACCCAGTGGTATACCCTATACCACCGGTACTATTTGCTAATATGTTACCATAAAATCTATGAGTTGTCGCAATATGACTAATGACATTAGGAGAATCATCTGCTAATGCATAGTCTTGAACTAAAATTCTTGGACCTACAGTAGGATACCCAACTAATACTGCATTTATATTTCCGGTATAATTAGGTGTTGTTCCGGCAGAAGCAGCGGTTACATCAAGACTAGTACCTGAGACAAACCCTAATCCTGCAGCTTTATTTCCATAACTAGTACCTAATGCAAGATATACGTTGGCATTAGCCGCAGTCGAATCTAATAATGATCCCAATCTTAGTGCTATTAAGGCATCTGCTGAATTTATAGTGTTTGATGAATTATAATCAAAATAATAAAAATTTGCTCCGCCTGAACGGTTGGCATATTTTCCTAATAGTCTACCAGTTGAAATTATACCATTTCCATTATAGGCAACTGGTGTAGGAGCAATACTGATATTATTAGGTAAATCAACTGTAATAGTACCTGAAGTAGTTATAGGACTACCACTCACTGAGAGTGAGGTACTGTTTACATTTATGCTTGTTACAGTTCCTCCTGCGCCCGAGCCCGAAGATGTAGATATAGTAACATTTCCATTACTGCTACTAAGAGATATTCCTGTTCCTGCACTTAATCTAGTAACACCTGTATTAGTTATAGTAAATGAAGGATCTACGTTAGTGTTTCCTGCAGCAGAAATCTGTATTCCAAATCCAGGACTAGCCACTACGCTGGTAACTGTTCCGGCATTGTTAGCATTAGATATATTAACGATCCTACCATAACTGTCAACAGTCACCGTAGGATAAGTATATACACCTGACGTTACTCCAGTAGTTGCTAAATCAATAGTAATGTTCCCGCTACTTACAATAGGGGATCCCGAAACAGTTAATCTAGTGGGTGATGCTGCCGTTACCCCTATACTTGTTACTGTGCCACCACCTCCGTTTCCGCCACCAGTCGAAGATATAGTTATATTACCGGTATTACCTGATAAAGTAATACCTGTTCCTGCCTGTATATAGGTGACACCTGAGTTAGTTATATCTAATACACCTGAAGATGAATTTGCATTTACTGTTATTCCGGTATTGCCTGTAAAAGTATTATATGGACTTGCACTAGCAAATAAAGTGTTAAAATTATTCTTAGTTTTATTAAATGCAGTGTATAGAGAATCGCTACCGGTAGATTCGTTAGGTAGTCCAATGTTTATAATTTGTAAGCCCGATATAGCCATCGTTTAATCCTTATAGTGTATTTATCACACACTAAAAGAACTTCCACATCCACATGTAGTTGACGCATTTGGATTAGAGATAGAGAATCTTGCCCCATCTAAATCATCCTTATAATCAACAACCGCTCCCTCTAAATACTGAATGCTCATAGCGTCAACCAGGACACTTGTAGAGCCTGCCGGTATTTCAAAGTCATCCTCTGCCTGTTCATTATCTATAGTAAAACCGTAACTAAAACCAGAGCAGCCGCCACCTTGTACAAACATTCTTAATCTACATTTAGGATCTTGCTCTTCCGATATTATCTCCGCTATTCTATTTGCGGCTGTCTCAGTAATTTTTAAGTTCATATTGTAATTTATAATCCCAACATTTTTAATTTATCAAAAATCAAATCAGTATTTACCATATTTGAAGTAATACCCATATGACTAATCTTATTATCTCTTACATCTCTAGCATGGTCTAAGTATTTTAAATAAAGGTCAACTTTGGCATTTGGATCACGCCAACTACCTAGTTCAATTATAGGACATGGAGTTATATTCTTGATGAGTGTTTTAGATAGTATACTAACCGTATTGAAGAAATTTAGTTTCTCTCCTAGTACTAAAAATCTTCCCATTTCTCTATTAGTGTCTGCTGACCATACCCCGTAATTAAAATAAGGTACAGGATCTATTACACTTAGATTTGAAAAGTCTTGGACTGTTACTCGTACATTATGTGGCCACTGTATAATGAGTATCTTCGGTGGTTTTTTAACTTTTTCAAACCAAATAATTAGATTATAGACTAATATATCTAATCCTATACCACCCAAACCCATGTTGTAATAATCATAGTTCATTTTTTGACTTAGTAAGTACGGAAATGTATCTTCTAAACAAAGTCCTACCCCCTCAGTATGACTACATCCTGTAAATAGAATATAGTTATCTAAATTAATATCTGAAATATTTTTACAACGATGTCCGTTATCATTATAATTATAAGATATATGTTTAGTTCTATAAATCCAATCCTCAGGCTGTGTTTTTAGATTTTGTTGATAGAGTTGTCTAGTATCGCTACACGTGAATAACATATTGCGGTTTGAAGGGTGGTAACCTAGAAAATCGTTGTTTAGTGCTAGCATTATTGTAAACCTGTTATAAGCATGTGGGTTAAATTTTTATTATATTTATATAAAAGGTAAATAATCTCTACCTATTACTCTTTATTTATAGTGATCGACCCCATCGAGTGTTTATATGGCTCCAATTAATAATTTTCCATGTATTTTCAAGGTATGATTTTTTATCACTCCCGTAGTCGAATTGAAAGGCGTGCTCCCACCAATCTACTAATAATAGTATATCGTCACGTACCTCATGATTTACAATTGTTTTAATTTCGCCATTAAACGAAAGATAAATCCAGCCACTGCCCTGTATTTGTAGGGCTTGGTCTTTAAATTGTTCTTTAAAATCTCTCCACCAACCATATTTACGCTTAATCAAATTAAGCAAAGGTCCATTTGGTGTACCTGATTCTTGTGGAGTGCGAAATTGAGAGAAGTATATTTCGTGCAGAAAATATCCTGCATAATTAAATTCTCTATCGCCTTCTTTATTATTATATTTTTTGGCGTAATTTTTTGCCAGAGTATTATAATGATACTCTAGTGATGATTTACTAATTACAGGCTGTAAATCTGTGTATGAATATAGTAATTCTGATGTAACTAATTTTTTAGTTTTTGACTCTGATAAAAATTCGAACATGTATTATTTATCAGAACATATTCGAATTCCTTAAAACTTATCGCCTACGCACTATTCTTCCCTTTGTAAGATCATAGGGGCTCATTTCTATTTCTACAGTATCACCTAATAAAATTTTAATATCATTTTGACGCATTTTACCTGAGATATGACCTAGAACTAAATTTTCTGTTTCTAATTTAATTCTAAACATTGCGTTGGGCAAAACGTCTACTATTTGCCCTTCTAACTTGATAACATCCTCTTTAGCCATTATATTTTTTTATTTTCCTTTAAGATTATCGTCGCATAGTAGCAGCATCGATTGCTTCTTGCTGACTGAACACCGGTTGCAGGCAGCTCTTGTGTAGAATCGTAACACCTAATAGTCTATCTCCGGTATATTTTTGTGTCTGCTTAATAGTTACTGCACCCTTAGCCCACATATCTACACTAGGATACTTGGTAGTTTCTCTCCCTGGGGGAACAGAGGGAGCCAGTACAGTTTTTTCTACCTTAAAGTCTATAGGTAAAACTTTACGCATGGACTTCCACTTTTTCTGATTCTTTTCCCACTCTTCATTCAATTCACGAAATTTTTTTGCTTCGTCTGCATTTCTAAATTTTTGTTTTGCTTTACGCATAATCTTACTAATAGAATTAATAGCACTCAATGATAACAAAAATTATATTTAATGTCAATATTATTTTTTTAGTACAGACCAAATTTGCTCTTTTTCTAAAATTTCTTTTTCTAATTGCATATATTGTTTTCGTAAATCTCTAAGATTTTCCCATTTTTCCTCTAATTCATAGTTGGGACGAAGTATGGCTAATTTCTCTTCTATTTTTTCCAAAGATTCGATTAAACTTTTACCCTTTATCATTAAATCCCCGGTGAATTCAGCATCTCCTTGTACCATTAACGGTTTATTATTTTGTGTGGTTGAAATCCACGGAAAGGATGTATTCGTAGTAGTATAAATTGGAGCGGGGTGCGTTTGAGTAGAATTAATACTAGTATAATTAAAATTATTATTAACAATACTATTCATTATATTAGTATAATCTACATGACCGTTCATATCTCCTAATCCCACTGCTCCATATAAACTGTCTACATAACCAGGGGGGTTTATTTTATCGTCAGTCATTTATTTCTTTTTTAAAAAAATAGATCCGTCTTTTCTTATATCAAAGTCTAATTCATCACCTTCTTTCCAGCCCAATTCTTTTAATAGTTGGGGAGGAATAGGCAAAAGAAGATCACCTGTCTCAGGATCTTCTTGGGTAATTACTTCATATCTGGTGTTAAGTTGCGCTGGATTTTTATTTGTCATAGTAATATTATATAGTATATAAAAATTAATTCAAATGTTTTGGTCACCAAGCTCTACATGACCAGTATCTGGCCTTCCAACGAGGACCGGGGTTATCACAACGGTGCCTTGCTCTAAAACTTTTACGGCGTGATGGGTTAGATTTTTTTATACGCATATTTTTATCACCAAAATTTACTTTTACAATTTTTCCATTTGGTTTCTTTACGTATACTTTAGATTTTGCTACGTCACCTTGCATAGGCTTACCTAAAGGTACTTTTCTACCTCGATATTCAGCCTCATCAATATCTTCTGATTCTATCAAGATATTGTTTAATCCCAACAAATCTAGCATAGTTTGATCTGATTCTAATACTATACCATCTTCAGTAAATCCTAAAACACCTGTTTCAATAACAAAATGTTCGTTTATTTCAATATCAAAACTATCATTTACTTCCATTTCAATATCAGTATTACTGATATCATTCATTTTATCAAGCAAGTCTCTCATTGTCATAGTAATCCCTTTATATGTATTTATAAAATTTATTAAATGTGCATGCTACATTTTAGTAAATTATAAGGAATCGGATGTATTGCCGGTCACAATAATATTCAAAGTTGCTATTTGAGATTGGCCACTGATATCATATACTGTATAATGCACCGCTGGTACATTACCCGAAAAAGTAGTCAATGGTAAAAATGCCCATGTTCCATTTGCATTTAATACAAAAGCCCCAACATTAAGAATTTGTAATTCTTGCCCTAATTGTCCAATTAAATTATCAACAGTATATTGACTTATGGCATAACTTCCTCCTCCACCTGTAATACCATACAAAACATTACCCGATATATTAGTATTCATTTGTGTAGTTGCCGTAATATTATTACTGACCACTAATATAGCAGGAGATTTTACTGTTATCTGTAGAGTCGATGGATCAGCGTTATTTATGGTATCCGTAACTATATAATTTATATATAATGTAGAATCATAATAAGTAGGAAGTGGATTAAAATACCACTCACCATTAGAATTTATTATTAAATTTCCGATATTAGAAATAACAAGAGGTTGATTTAATGTACCCAAATAATCATCTATAGTAAATGATGCTACTGTATATGATCCAATGCCACCTGTTGCATTTAGTAACACATTTCCTGAACTGTTGGTATACCATCCACTATATACTTCTTCATTACCATCAAATACTGCAGGATAAACAAACGGAGAACCTACATTGATGAATAGTACCGCGTTACCTGCTGACCCATTCTGATTATATACAGTATAACTTATAGGCGGCACCGCCCCTGAAAAGCCTGATTCAGGAAAAAATTCCCATACACCATGGATAGAAATATTCAATGTTCCCGTATTTGATATCAAATATGGTTGACCTATAGGTACGGATGCCCCCGATACCAAAATAGAGGTTACATTATAGTTACCGTCATCTACAACATTTGCCAATAGATTCCCGTTAATGGGGGTATTGTATTCTGTAGATACACTTTGATCTGACACTATCGAGGTAGAATGGTCAGATAAATTATCTTGACCAATGATGTTCTGTATCTCAAGAATATATTCTGAATCTAAATTTTCACTAGACATATTATCTCTTTAATATATCTATTTATTCAAAGAATAGTCGATTCCTATTATAGGTTTAAAATCCTTTTCAAATGGATTGACGATACTATCTCCGTACTTTAAAACAATGTACCCGAATAAATTATCGTTATCGTCAGAGAATCCCAAAAGTAAATTACAAGACCAAGAAACTTTTGTTTTTATTTTGTGTTTTATAACACTATCTGATAGTATATCATCAAAGTCATTAGATTCTCTTTTAAATGTATAATATTTCATTAGTTCTTCCAAAAAGTAAATGCCATATAATCTCTTTCTGATTCAAAAAAGAATACCCAACTGTTATACATATCTCCATCCGGATCTTCCATATATCGCCATTCATTAATGCAATTACGATCACACCATTCAACAACAAGTCTTAATTCGCCATATGGCAATTTTATTTCAACTTTATATGCTGTCGGTATGCTGATGGACATTGACCCCGCCTTGTTTTAAAAATTTTACTCCGGAGTCGTCGCGGTATTGCTCACGGTAGTATAATGTATCGATACCTGCTTGATAAATCAGTTTAGCACAATCAATGCAAGGGGCATGTGTACAAAATAATGTTGCACCCTCACTACTTTCGGTGGACTTTGCAACTTTCATTAATGCATTGCTTTCGGCATGAAGGACTTCAGGACGAGTCTTCAATCGATATCGTTTATTACATTCAAATCCATCTATCCAAAACATACCATAGTATGGCCATGTGTGCCAAAGTTCAGTTGGATCTAGGTGTTCATGTGCGTCGAACGGCATAAACTCAGTAAGTTCACAGTTATTTTCCCATCCAGCCGGCATGCCATTATATCCAGTACCAATAATCTGATTACCTTTTACAATTACAGCTCCTACTTGTAATCGTTTTGCATAACTTAACTTGCTAGTCAAGTCTGCTATATTCATGAAATAATCAATAAACTTTTTTTTCATTCTTCAAGCAAATCAATTTTATTTGGTTTATCCTTATATTCTATTGCATCAGGTAATGCAGATTTTTTTTGAGTTATATTAGGCCACTTGCTAGATAATCTAGAATTTAAATCAAACCAAAATTTATAGTCTTTTACCTCTGACTCATCTCCCTCAACAATAGCCTCTATAGGACATTCAGGTATACATACCCCGCAATCTATACATTCATCAGGATTAATTACCAAGAAGTTTGGACCTTCGTAAAAGCAATCTACCGGACAAACTACAACGCAATCAGTATGCTTACATTTGATACAATTCTCTGTTACTAAGTGTGTCATTATTTTATATATCCCAGTTTTTCAATATGATATTTCGATGTTTCTTCAGAAAATCCTTTTAAGAAAGTATTGTTAAAGCCAAACTTTTTACAAAACATTTCCCCAAAGTTTTCTCCTTTTAGTTTATCAAATAAAAATTCGTTACAAAATTTTTCATATTCAATTTTGCTTACTGTTTTATTTTTATTTTGTGTTAAATCTTCCAATGCAGATAGATAAGTAGTAATGTTTTTCATATCAATCCCAAAGAGACATATAGTATTTTCCGAATAATTCAAGACCTTCTTGAATTCTTGCTTGATGTAATTGATGACCCACATGATCATACCAATGATCATTGGGGTTTTTATCTACCATCTGATAAGTCAGCTCCATTTTTCCAGTTACTGGATTAGGATATAAAGTATCGGTTTTTACCCAATCAACATCTATATTACCATGATGATATAAATCATCATAGTCAGCGAATGCTATCTGATAAAAGGCCCAAATCATTTTATCTAACACTTCATCCCATTTCTTACAGCATTCATCAAATGCTTCTTTATGAGTGTCTTTATAAAAATCAAAACTATCCTGCTCTGAATAATCTTCGCCTCCTGCAATAGAGAATTCAGAAGGTATACCATGTTTGGTATCTTTTAACTGACATAATGCAGGATATATAATGTGCGCCAAAGTATGGTCTAATGACCAAGTATCAAAGTTATGGATATCGACACTAATCTTACGATCATTCTTTTTATTATAAGGTTTAAAATTTACTTTCATACAACTTTACCGTTTGAGAAAACTAATATACTATTTGATTTTGCATCCAATACAACAGCATCATTTATATTATTATGTCTTTTAGACAAAAATGCTAGTTCTTCTAATGTTTTTCCTTGACATATAAAATTATTATTTTTTTTATCATACAAGTATAGTGTATCATTATTATATTCGATAAACAACAATGATTCTTTAGTCTCTTGTAGATTTATCGGCTCACTAATGGGCATCATTGCTTTAAAATTAGCATACATAAGACCCAATTTATATCCTAGATAAATTCCTAGGATTAGACACAGCAATTCAATCATTACGATTATTTAGTTAAGGTTGGTTATAGTTGATATTCTTTATTGTTTGCTAAGTACTTTTCCCATTGTACCCATTGATCGGCGTCAGTACTAGCAGTAACTAAAAATCCCCAGTCACGTTGTTGCCTTCCCATAAAAAATAGAGTCAGTGCAGCTTGGTCTCCATCTAATTCAAGCCAATGAAATTCTTTTGCCTTACGACGGATTATAGAGCCAGGACCTCTCCACCTAGACACTTCGGTTATCTTTTTACCATGTTCATCAAACACAGGAGTATGTTCGTAATAACCACCTTTAAGAATGATAGTCATGTACGGCCATGGATGATCGTGCATGACAGGATCGTCACTGCGAACAATTTTATGCAGAGTAACATTAAACGGGAACTTGGCACGATCTTTCAAAAAGAGATAATACCTATGTAGATAATCCTCCCCTGACCTTCTGTCTGGGATTAATTTATATCTACCCAATTTGTTCATTAGTGTGTGAAATAATCCCATGCTATCTCCTAAAATAGAGTTATAATATTATACTATATTTTTGATTTAAAAAGCGAAAAAAGGGCGAACTCGCCCCTTTTTTCATGTCAAAAAGACATTACGCTCCCATTGATAGAGCGCGATAACCAGCAGCGACTACTTCACGGCTAGGTGTTCCAAGACGATACTTGGTATAAGTATCACCACGGTTATTGGTACGCTTATTTGCGTAGATAGCGTACCCTTGGAAGCGAAGTGCGCTGACACTTGCAGTTGGGTTGGGCATACCAAAACGATGGGCGATTTGCTTGGCAGTGAGTTGTTCACCACTCTGAAGAGCCTCTAGAAGGGCTTGTTGTTTAGTTACAGTCATTTTATTTCCTCTTAAAAAGTCGTTGATCTAACAACGTGAAATGATTATATCACTTAGATATAGTCTTATCAATAGTAAAGGGCAAATGTTTCTTATAGAATATCCAAATATTGGAGTTTAAAATCAACTGCTTGCTGTTCATATCCATGATATCCTCGAGGATTGCAAACTACCCTGCAATCACCCATCATATAATCGCATGGTTGATGCATATGACCATGCGTCCAAAGTTTAATTTGTGGGTGATCCAAAATAAATTCACTTAAATCAGAATAATATGCCCCATTCATAAGCGTATCATTTTGGTATTCAGGTGCAATAGAAAGACTAGAAGGTGCCATATGGCCTACCACAACAAATTTTTCATCAAACTTTCCTTCTACTACAGTACGGATATAATCAATACTTTTACGATGGCGTGCTGCCGCATGCGCGGGACGTAATTTTACATGACCAAGACCATCATGACGAATAATTCTAAAATCATTCATCATATCACCAACCGTGTGTAACGTTAATGGATCACCCTTATTCATATCTGTCCACAACGTAGATCCAATGAAAGTTACATCATTAATTTTTTTACAATCATTTTCTAAAAAGTAAACATTAGAAAACTTATCGCACTCATTTCTCAAGTCTTGCAGTGATCCGATAAATTTACCATGATAAAATTCATGATTTCCTGCAATGTAAATTACATGAGGAAATTGTAAACTACAACGTTTGAAAAAGTCACGGTATAATTGTGCTTTAAGCTGCCTGGATCCCAGTGTTTTAACAATTTCAGGAGAATATGGGGTATCTGGTTCAGGATGATCATGTAAATCTTGGGCAATAAGAATATCACCTGAGAGGATTAAAACATCTGCACCTTCATCATTTTTTAAGTCGATATCACCGAATTCTAGGTGTAAGTCTGAACAAACGGCTAATTTAAGCATACTATACCTTTAATTTAAATTGTGCAATATTACTCTAGAAATTAGGAATCCTAAAGACAAGCATACCACAAAAATTAATAATTCTCTATATATAGGTTTCATTTTTAAACTTTATTTAACGTATAGCAGTATAACACAGATTATATTATATGTCAAGAATAAAAGTAGACTATATTTTTTATAGGCATTTGGATAAATAATATAAAGAATGTGTTTACTTCGAGGAAATTTTACATATGAATGAACTTTCTACAGTTGCGATCAGTAAACTATCTGCTATGGTCGGCGGATTATTTGGGGGAGCAGCGATATTAACCTTTATACGACCCAAAACTATAGGAGAAGCATTCTTTCGAGGATCAATTTCTACGGGTAGTGCTACTATATTCGCAGGACCTATTTTACAATATATAGGATTAGATAATAATTGGGAAACTCAACTAATGTCAGGGTTTGTTATTGGATTTTTAGCGTATAGTGTTTTAGGTATGGTAGCAAATTTTTTAATTAAAAATCAAAATAAAGACATAGTTGAAGCGGTCAAGGAGATAAAAAGATGATATCTATCATAAATGATATTATTCATGAAAACTTGCTGTACACCAATTTATTAGCACATATTGTTATCTTCATGGGATCGTTATATGTAGCAGTGTGTAACAACTATTTGCCAAAATGGATATTAACGCCACTGTGGTACACGGGATTATGCTCATTGTTTGTAGGTATAAGCATAATCATACAAATGATTGTTGGAAGAGATCATCCATTAAGTTATTCAAATCTAGGAGTTATGGGTGAAACTTTATTAAACATAACAATAGCAACAATAGTTATTACTATGTTTATAAAAACAATAAGCCACAAACCTAAAAAGTAAAAAGCCAAAGACTTTTTACTTTTATTAGGTCAATAGTTTTCTTCGTACCTATACGTCTCGGCAAAGCCGAAATCTTTATGATATTGGCCTTTGTCAAATCCCTCTTCGTACTTTTCTTGATCATCAGTAGAAAAATAATCAGGATTATAAAGTTTACCATTGAAACCATCAGTATAGCCGCGGTAAAAAGGACTGATTCCCATTTTTGGTTCTACTGCACGTTCCGTTAATTCTACACTATTAGCGTTTGTCTGAACCGACTTGGTGAACTCAATCTCATCAATTGGATTTCGGCCAACCTCTCCTATAACCTCATACCTACATGCACGACCTTTGGCATCATTATAATCGCTAGGAATGGACACTACGTCGCATGGGTTGATTTTAACGATAACTGTACGGTCGCCATTAAAACTAGACAAATAACTATGACTGCAAAAATGCAAACCAATACTACATGTATTGTTTCGGTTATCGTCAACTTGATTTCGTTCCATTTCAACTACTTGTCCAATACTATTATCCATTGTACCAGTATGGCAATCTTTGTAATCCTCTCGTACACGTTTATATGCGAGAAAGTGACCATCAGGAGTGATAGGAAGACTATTCTTTTCTAGAAACCCATACAATTCAGTAACCGCTTGTCGGCTAGGATTCTGCATAAGATTATGCATAAACTTAACCATTGGATCAATTTCAAACCCATCAGTCAACATTTGAATCATGCGAGTAGCCAATGCATTGTGAAAAGGCTGACCCTTCCAGTACATCTCACCATCATTGATACTAACATTACCATCACTAAATTTTAGAATAACCTTAGTGGGATTAACTAGTTCTTTAACTTCTTCCCATAATCCTGCCTTAATAGCATCGAGCAGTTTACCATAAACTACGTGTGTTTTATTGATGGTATATGGTTCTCCATCAACAACAATAACTACATTTTCGCCCTGCAAAATAAACGGATAGCTCATTTTAAATACCTTTCACTTGATCAACCATATTAATGTAATTAGCGACATCATTTTTATCAGCATGATAACTTAGATATCTCAACATCGGATAACGATCCATTGTAATCATTACCTTTTCTCTGTAAGAGACAATCAGACTACTAGGATCAACATTATTTACCTTGATACCATATAGGTGTAGAAGTTTTTCAAGATACGAACGCTTGTGTGCATCATCAACTTCAATATCCTTAAACTCCGCATACAACTTATAGTATGGACTGTCTTTATTAATCTTATCGCTACTATACTTGAAAGCACTCTTAAAGTCAATAGCCTGTTTTACCAAACCCATGACATTACCAGCAGTAACATTAGACAATTTTTGTCGGATGTGCCCAGTCAGTTCTACCCAATTTTTTTGAGTACGGATGTGAGGGATATCAGTCTTACGCACACCGTAAACATCATCATTAAAGATACCTGAACGGGTAATCATTTCGTGATAATCTTTGATATTACTAACTGGCAGACCAACAGCATTCCAACCATTCAATTCAACATAGTAGTATGTTTCGGTAGTACCGTAATCATTACCACTTCCTGCCTTAGCCCATGCCAAAGTAGTTATACGCCGGCTGCGGTCGCGTTCCTCAAGTTTCAGAATGCTAGCCTTACCCCAGTTACCATTGCCTGCACGTTCTTTTTCAATCAATTGGCTTGCATTAATAACACGGGGAGGATTATATAGGTCCTTAAGAAACTTATCAACAAGAACAGGTTGATTTTTGCTAGCACCCTCAATAATATATACGGTTTCACTAGGACTAGTTTGTTCCTTACGCCAGTGATATTTTGCCCGTTCAAACGCGCCGCGTTTAGTATCCGTGATCACAAAGTGTGTACGTTTGCTAGGCAAAATCTTGAATGCCGAAATATGAACCTTTGTAACATCATCCCAAATGCTTTCAGCCTTAACATTGATGCACTTATCGTTATGTGATTCTTTTTGAAAGGCTCGGATATTGATGTTATATTTTTTCTGTAGTTCTTCAACCTTGAATGAGAAAGGCTTCAACAAGTTATAACGGTTACTAGGATCAGCCAATACAAATTTAGTGTCAGTGATATACTTGATTACAGCATTCTTCCAAAGAGTATCGTTGTTACGCTTTTCCAAATAGTCAGCACGATCCCACAGATTAGTAAGTTGGTCAGCCTCACTAGCAACATGGATAGCCAATTGGTTATTCAGTGCTTCAAGTTTACGCTTGATTGCCTGCACTGTGCTAGGAATATAACTAAGACCTTCACGGCTTGCTTGGAAGTCAAGTTCACCGATATCGAACTCCATGACAAGACCACATTCGATAAGGCTACGCAAGTTACCTAGAGTATTGTCAGCCTGTGGTACATCGATAGGGTATGCAATGTTACCCATAACAGCAATGCTACGGTTGTTGTAGCCGGTGTAATGAACACCCTTGATGATGTCCTTGTCCTTGTATGTAGGATCTTGGAATTTGAATTCTTTCAAACCATGAATTACAGGACGCAACTTGAAGTAGACAAAAACAATTTGTGCTTCGTTGCGGAACTTGTCAAAGTCATAACGGTCATTAACACTAAACTTGACCTCAACACCAGACGGTTCAGCACTAGGTTCTTCATGCATGAGTGCGATACTGGGCACTCCATGCTCGTTAATGAATGCAGTATAAATACCCTTACGGCCATACTTTACAGCGGTAACAGTAAAGTTATCAGTATAACTAAATGGACTCTTACTACCAAGGCCGAGCGCGCCAATAAAATCATTACTACCTGTTTTAGTAGATTCAAAATAGGTAGTATAGATGTTAGTTACTTGAGCATGATCAAGTCCAGTGCCATAGTCACGGATACTGAACCATGGTTCCAATACATTGGGGAGGTGTACATCGAAGGGAGTATCAATATTTCCTACTGCAACATGGCTATCTACCGCATTGCACGACAATTCTCGGATGATCGCCCGAATCTTGTTAGCATACAGACCTGAGGAAAGGATATTAAAGGCTTTTGCACTATTGCGAATACGGAATTCGCCAATCTGTCCAACATTGGACAGAATAGCCTTATCCTGCGGTGCGTTATTTAGAATCATTATGCAGTTTCCATTTCAGTTACAATTTCGTTATCGATCAAGGTACCTCCATATGCTTGATGGAAGCACTTAGCAGTTGCAAGAATGTAGAAAGTATATACTTTGCCGGTAGGAGTAATCAATGTGTACTTCACATACCTTTCCTAACATCAATTAATGAATTTTACTAGAATTCGAATTTATTGTCAAATTAGGATTACCATTGATGATAGATGACCATGTGGTCAACGCCGGGGACGTTGCCAAGAGGACGATAGACTTGCATTTCGCCGTCCCACTGATCCTGATCAAACAGTTTGTCCTCGGGACCAACAGTAACGAAACGCACTTCCTTGCCGGTGTGATGGCTTTTGACAAAGAATGTACTTGGCATACCAAAGTACTCACTCGCCAACTTGAGAACCTTGCGGCTCTTGTCGTATTCACAAAATTTGAGGGGGACCGCGGGGATCTGGGGTTCAGTATCCGACACATAACGACCTTGACCCTCGATTACATTCCTAGCATAAGTACCGAACATTTCTTGCTCCGTTTCTCGACTATGAATACAGTATATCATCAACCCGATTTATTGTCAATCCTGCTTCATGACATAAGTAGAGAGGATCCACTTAGCACGATTGAGCATTTGACGAACATCCTCAACAACCATAAAATCGTAGGAACCACCGTTGTCACTAGACAACATTTCTTGGCAATCACTCATCAGGCTAGAGGCGTACATAGCAGGACCCGAGAAACGAAAAGTAAGACTTTCTTCTACAGCCTCACGCATTTGGTCCTTAGTGCAACCATACATGCGAACTTCACGCTTTTGCTGCTCAGTCATAGTTGCGTACATATTTGCTCCGTTAATTAACTATCTATGAATGCATTATATACCCAAAGCCATTTATTGTCAAATTTTGGTCACCTTCTAAAAATAGAACAAACCTCATATTTTTCTATCGGTGATAGGTATATATTTTCAGTCTTTCTTTTTGGTATAATTTTAATTTCATCGACTAACTGAAAACCTTCTTCAATGGCAATCTTTGCCATATCATTACTCATATATTGATAACGAACATGATGGCCCATAATAAAACTAAACACACCATCATCATTCAATAACTTCTTACTTGCAATAACAGTCTTACGCCAATAATTTTCTAACCAATCATCATATGTTTTATATAGATCGGTAGACTGTTTATCACTTGCACCATAGATTTCTAAATCATAATATGGCGGACACGATATGATATGATCATATTTTTTATTAATGACCGTATCCATTACCTCACTAGGAGTGCAATATGTTTCTAGTGTGTATGGCTGTTCAAACAATAAATTTCTATTGGCAAATAACTCACTATGAATAGTATGACACTTATGCAATACTGTGTCCTGCACATCAACTATGTCTACAATATCGTAATCAAGTTCATCACTGGCAACAACAGGTACACCCCAACTTGCGGTAGCAAACAATATACTTTTACTATTTGCTGAATGTTTCCTTAAACAACGTAATAGGTATCTATATACATTAGGTGAAAATACAGACATTAACTTGCATGACTTATTAAATGTCAATACTATGTTAGATGATACTTTACCATTATAGATATCATTAAACAATGCAGGCATGAAAAAAGTCTTACGTATCTTGCCGTTCAATGTATTAACAATGGCATTTTTGATTGACAACTTAATATCTGCATCACCACCGCATATTACAATTTCTTCAAAACAAACGTTTCTGAAATACCCCGGGTTGTTTGGTGTATTACATACTGTATTGTCGTCAATTAAATTGACCTTATTTATATCACGAAACTCCTTACTTGTGAAAGAAGATTCGTAAACAATACCTAAGAATTCATCCAAGTGATCCCGTAGAAAATTGTATATGGTTTCTACAAATACTTCTACCTTGCCATGACATAATTTATACCTTATGTCATTTTCGTCAACTCGTTGCTGCCAAATTTTGTAAAGGTTAGTATTCTTTTTCCATTGATCGATAGGTAAAAGAACTTGACCGTTTTTTACAAAATCAATGAATTCTTGTTTTCTTGTCATCGTTTGTCAAAAACTTTATCAGCAAGTCCATAAGTCACTGCTTCTTCTGCGGACATAAAGCAGTCACGTTCCATATCTTTTGACAATTCTTTGAAAGATTTTCCTGCACTATTATGCTTTACGTAAATTTCAGTTAAAGATTTCTTCATAGCAAGTATTTCTTTAACTTGTATTTCCATATCAGTGGCTTGGCCTCGTGCTCCGCCACTAGGTTGATGAATCATATGTCGTGCGTTAGGTAGAATAAACCTTTTTCCTGCTGATCCTGCTTGAGCAAGTAAACTACCCATACTACAAGCCTGTCCCATTACAATGGTTTGTATGTCTGGGTTTACAAATTGCATAGCATCATAAATTGCCATCCCAGCAGTTACACTGCCACCTGGACTATTAATATATAGGTTGATATCCTTGTCTGGATTTTCTGACTCTAAGAACAATAATTGGGCTACGATCAAATTTGCCATTTGGTCATGTACTTCTCCTTCAAGTAGAATTACTCTATCACGCAATAATCTACTATAAATATCCATTGCCCTTTCACCGGCTGATGAACGTTCTAAAACCATTGGAACTAAACTCATATCTTTCCTTTTAATAAAATCTGATAAATAAAGTATCAGGATTAATTATATATGAGATATCATGAAATTAAAATTATTTCGGAGAATGATACTGACCAAACTCCGGGAATCTCTCCAGCACCAGTAAATAAACAACAAGTTGAACAAGTATTAAGACAAGCCGGGTATGAGCAATTCAAAATTGCAGGAAATAAGATTAATGTATTGGTTCAAATTCCCAGTGGACAAAAGAAAAACGAATTCCGTTCAGCAATCTTAAAAGAAATTTTAGTATTGTTGCAGCAAAAATTGCCACAAGGAGATGCAGAATATAGTAATGATCCCGGAATTAGTAGTTTAGGCGGCATTGTCTTTACAAATAGTCCGGTTACTGTTGCCATAAAAGATTCAGGTAAACAAGGAGATAGCAGTGCTGGCGTAGCAAACGAACTAGAATTAGCCAGTTTACTTCAATCAATAATACAAAAATACGGTACAGCAAACATAACCTTCATAGATCCACGTGGTAAAAAAATGTCAATTAAAAATTGCACCAGTGTAGATGTTGCAGGTCGTGACACCGCCGGTAGAAAAAAGGCTGATGTTGTATTAACTAGTGGTAAAGGTTCTTTACCGATAAGTATAAAAAAACTAGATGCTGACATGTGGGAAAGCGCCGATAATTTATTTGGTAATAGAGCGCGTGCCATTTTAGAAAAATTAGTTGCTGATGGGGTAGTACAACTCAACAAAATAGGAAACAGGAAAATAAAAACTGAAACAATTCCGGTTTATGAGTTGAGTAAAGAAATAGTCATGGAACCTACAGAACAGGAAGCACTACAAGCAATATTTGGTAGTGACTTGAATCCAAAAGGCGGTGTAGTTATACAGACATTCAAACCTGAGCATTTTAAACAAGTTGATAATAATGTAACTGTTGATGCACATGCAGTAATAACTAATAAAGCAGAAATACCTGAAAGTCATTTAATGGTTTGGTTATTACGAAATGACAGTACTCGTAACGGTGGAAGTTTAGGTATTGCCGGTATTAGACCTTTAGGAGTAACTTTAACTAGGGGTATAGGTAAAACAGGTAAAAAAGATGTAATTTTAGTAGACGTTAATGGAAACGTTGTTAAAAAGAACTAACATTTTTTAAAATTCTGATATAAAAACCAACGTTTCATACCATATGATTTTTTAAGTTGTATGCCATGCCTTGAGAGTATTTCTTTATAGATGAAAAAAGTTGGGCCGTGACTCATGATAGGTTCCATGCCAAGCTTGGCCCTTTTTCTACTCTCAACATCCCATTGGTATTGGTGACACATTTCATGTGCTAAAGTTGCTATGAGCCATTGTTTACAAAACCATTTGTCACTTAATCTAATTATACATTCAGATTTATTATTGGCTAGGTTTGGATGAAAATCATCTGCAATGCAACATCCCCAATATTTTCTGCATCTAGCCATTACCTCAATCTTAGGTATGGGCAACGTATTATCAAAAATTTCTTGATTTATTATTTTATAAAACTTTAATACTTCTTTTTTAGTGGTTCGATATTGCAATCTCTTTTGATAAGAAATATTAGGTAAATTTTCATTCATTAATTGATAAAGTTGACTATTTTTTATCATAATATTATTTATTAAAAAATAAAGATTAAATAGTTTAAAGGAGAATAATTATGGAATTAGCAATTGTATTAATAGTTTCGTGTTTTGTTGTTTGGTGGTTTATATTTCGAAATAAAAAAGATGTAGAAGAAGCATTATCACCTGCACCATACAAAGTAGAAGTAGCACCTGTAGTTGAAGAAACAACTATACAGATGACTGCACCCAGTGTAGTTAAAGAGAAATCAGTTAAGAAGGTAGAAGCAAAAAAACCAAGTACAAGGACCAAATCTGCTACCACAAAAACTACCACTAGCGGTAAAGCAGCATCTAAATCTAAATCAAAAAAATCAAAAACTACACCTAAGTAATAATGACCATAGGGTTTGATCTTATAAACGATTTAAATCTTTCTAGTGAAGATGATTTCAATTGGGAAAATAAGGCAACAAGTCTATATTGTATTGTTGCCGGTAATATAAGTTCAGATTTATATGTAATTTCTACTGTATTAAATAATTTATCAAAATTTTACCAAGGGGTGTTTTACACCCCGGGTACTTTAGAATTTAAAGACAGTGTTGATTATCAAGAAAGAATCCTTGATATTTGCAAAATTGCAAAAAAAATAAAAAACGTAGCAGTATTACATCATCACGTGGTCATTATAAACGGAATCGCTATACTAGGATCCACTGGCTATCATGGGGATGAAGATGACTATGATTTTGAAAAATTGCATAATAAAAGTAAGTTTGAAGATTTAATTTATTTAAGACACTCAGTAGAACGACTACAGCGACATATTGATGTAAAGCATATATTAATGGTCACTGGCAGTGTCCCTAATCATAGATTATTTTTTGGTGAAGATGCAGGTATTTATGAAACTCTACCTGATTTAGACATGGTGTGTTCAGTAGACTTAGAGAAAAAAATAAGTCACTGGATGTATGGTTCATATGAAAAAATAGTTGATACCAATATTAATGGTATCAACTATTTGAGTAATCCCTTTAAAGGGGAGCCCTATTGGGCTAAAAGAACTAATATTATTGTTTAATTTTCTGCTTCTACTTTCACTTGTAACGGATAGCCTTTTGACCTAGCATCAAGAGTAACTTCAATTCCTTTCTGTTCAGCAATTTCATAAGGTAGAATTGCTACTACTGCGCTGCCATCTTCATGAATATTTTGAGTTATATTCATTGCTGATTCAGAATTATAATTGAAATAATCAATTAATGAATCTACCACAAACTCCATGCTAGTTACATCATCATTGATATAAATGATTTTGAACAATGGAGGCTCTTGTATTCCAATATTAGGCTTGATCTTTACTTTTGATTCGGTCTTAGACATAATAGTTTCTCGTAAAATGAAGATATAATGTATTATTTATTATATACAATTTCAATTTTCTTGGGCTTTTGCTCTTCAGGTACTACTCTTTCTAAGTCGATAGTAAGAATTCCATCAGCAACAGTTGCACCGACTACCTCAACATGGTCTGCTAAGGTCCAAGTACGGATAAATGATCTTGCACTTATACCGCGGTGTAAATATTCAACGCCATGATCTAGTGGAATTGCTTTTTCACCTTTTATGGTTAGTTGATTTTTTTCTACCGTAATTTCTACATCCCCATTTTTAAAACCTGCAACAGCGACTTCTATTGCAAATTTATCGTCACTTAACTTAACAACATTATAGGGAGGATAATTAGTACCCTGTGTGTTAGAAGTATGACGCAATAGTTCATCGAATACTTGATCGAATCCTACTGCAAATTTATGGATAGATGGAATATCTAATGATCGTAATGATAAATTTGTCATTTTTATTTCTCCTTTCATATAAGCAAGAAATGACTTGTGAACCCGACTATCGGCGCTCACATTTATTTATTATACACAATTACGCAATAAATTAAAATATTTTAGGTTAAAATAATTTAGGTGGAAGTTTTTGGCTTTCTAAGTAACGCTTCCAACGCTGTTTGGCTTTTGCTTTAGCGACTTTTTTCCTAACCGTGGGTTTTGTATAGGATTGTCTTTCTTGTAATTCCTGCAATAATCCGTCGTCGCTTATTTTTTTCTTAAATTTACGCAATGCTTTATCTACATTACCGTCTATTACGGTGACTTTTCTTCCTTCTAGTTTCATATAAGTGCTTTAGGTTCCAATACTAATGATTGACTAATATTTATCTTATTTATTTTATTTTCTTCGTATCGCTTTATGTTAAACATGTGTGGTAACAATACTCTTTCTAACTCGGTATGTAATCCTCTAGCACCGGTTTTTAAATTTATACAATTATCTACCATCTGTTCTAACGCACCTATTTCAAACTCTAATTGTATTCCATCTAATCCAAACAAATATTGATATTGTGAAATATAATTATTTTTTATTTTAGTAAGAACTTCTAGTAATTCTTTTTTATTAAGTTCTGCTAGAGACACTGTTGTAGTAAAACGTCCAATAAATTCAGGTATCATGCCAAATTTAGTTAAATCATCGGGAGTTATCTGATCTAATGATACGTCAATGTCTTGTTTTATTTCAGCCCCAAATCCAATGGTAGTGCCTTTTTTTCTAGATTTAAGTATTTCTTTTATCCCTACAAATGCACCACCGGAGATAAACAAAATATTTTTAGTGTTTATTTCTAGTATATCACCGCTGGGATGTTTTCTTCCTCCACCGGCAGGTATTCTACATATAGTTCCCTCTACTAATTTAAGTAGAGCCTGTTGAACACCTTCGCCGCTAACATCTCTAGTAATACTCACACTCTCACTTTTCCTAGCAATTTTATCTATTTCATCAATAAATATAATTCCTCGTTCTGCTAGTTTAATATTTCCGCTGGCGGCATTTAATAACATGCTAATAATAGATTCAACATCATCACCTACATATCCGGCTTCAGTAAGAGAAGTCGCGTCTGCTACAACAAATGGAACATTTAAATATTTTGCTACTGTTTTGGCAAGCATCGTCTTTCCAGATCCAGTTGGACCCACTAACAAAACATTTCCTTTAGCGATCTCTACATCGTTAGATATATTTTCTATTCTTTTATAATGATTTGTTATCGCTACACTTAAAACAGTTTTTGCAGAATCTTGTCCAATAACATATTCATCTAGATATTTCTTAATATCGATAGGATCAATACCTTTAGAAATTTTTTTGTCTGAATCTACAAATACACCATCATCTATCAATTGATTGCATAACTCTATGCAATCACTGCATATAGCAACATGCTCACTAACAATCAATTTTTTTACTGCATCTTTGTGGTTGTTACAAAAAGAACAGTATTCTATTTTATTTTCGGAAGGCATACTGTATATATCGTTTAACTTAAATAGATTGATTTTTTTGTGATTGTAGATAAAGTTCAATATAATCTCTTTCTTTATCTAACATGTACTCTATATCATATTCACCTGATTCTAATTTAGAAACTAAAAATTTAATATAATCATCGTCTAAATAACTGTCTATAGTTTCTTTATTAACTTCGAACCATCTTCTGCCATCGAATTTAAATACTTTATTAGGTAAAATATCAACTCTAACAAATATATCACCTTTGTTTGCTAATCTAGGAAATTGTTTTCCAAATTTAGTTGTTGAAAATTCATTTTCATCTGGGTTAGGTATAAAAAATTCAGGTTTTATTTCTTTCAATGCATCTTTAGATATAGATTTCCCATCATATAATATATAACCACCTCCCAAATCTTGTAGAGTATTTGTATCTTCTGCGCGCTCTAAAACAGAGACATTATTCTCAGCCAAAATTTCAACAGGAGTTTCTAGGTTATTTGCTGTTTCTACAACAGAGGTAGTTTCTGTGTTTGAAATCTTGTTATTATCTACATATACCACAGGTTTAAAATTTTTTAACCATGCCACTGGTTGATACAAATAAGGATGTGTTTTTTGATTTATTTCTGGTTCATTATTTTTTTCTGATTCGACCGGTATATCTTCCTTCAAGTTTGAATTTGAAGGTAGAGGATCATCTAATGCTGATAATTCTTTCTGAGAAAAATCTCTAATTACAACATTAGGAGGGTCTGCTGAAATATTCATAGCATTTACATCGTCTTGCTTTTTTTTGTCCCATTCTCTACTTGCATTAGCAGCAAGTACTAATGCGATAGCCAATGGATCAAAAACTACAACCAGTAATATTATTACCCAACGAACGGCTCTTTCTAGTAAATTAGAATCTGGATTATCTCCGTATAATAAAGCAGCAACATATTTTATTGGGCCGACCTCAGCCTCTACTTTTCTATTTTCCGCTGCAAGAGGTGCTCGCTGTTCATTAAGTATAGATATTTTGGCTTGAGCTTCTCCAATTTCCTTAATTAACCTCTGTCTTTCAGGTTGCTGTTGTCTACGTATTTGCACTGCTCTTTCTGCACTTTGCTCATTATCTCCTCGGCTTAGTCTAGCCTCAACTTGAGAGTCCATTTGTGATAATGCTTTACGTGCTGTTTCTATATTTTCTCTTTCTGTTTTTATTTTTTCATCAAAAATTACAAGTTTTGCTTGTATATCACCTGACACCAATCCAGTATCCATGTGTGCTTTTGATAAAAAGCCAAATATTCCCATGCTAGTTAAAATTGCTAACAATACCACTGCAGGAACCAAATATAATTTTAAATATACACTACACTGTTTCCAATATTTTCTTAACCAAACAGTGGTCGTTATTTTTCCTATTTCTAGGATAGAACCCATAATAATAATAGGTATGGCTGCGCCTGCGAAAATAGCAGTTAATCCTATTATACTATAATATGCTGCAACTGTGCTTAACGACAATGCAACTAGTAAAGTAATATTGCTTAAATTAAAAATTTTTGTCATAACTGATATTTAGTAAAAACTGCTCCTACTAAGTAATATCAGTTATGTTAAAAAGGTACCCATATGTTACAACAAATTCTTCCATTGGCATCACTAATTTTCTAGGTATGCCCGGGCCCTGTTGAACATGATATGTAACCCAATGTTGATTAGCATCCCGTAGTTTTACTTGTACTACGGTTATAGTGTCACCATCGGGAAATGTATAAGATTTACCTACTAGGTCAATCATTGGTCTTCATTTTGTAAACTACCCAAACGTTGTTTACGAATATCTTCTTCTAAGATTCCATGTTCAGTAAATTCAATGTCAGATTCGCAGTAAGGACAAACTTGTCTAGATTCATCTAGTTCATTGCCTTCTGCATCCTGCCATACATAATCAGTCTCATAGCGTTGACCTTGCCATTTGCATTTAGTACACTTATGAGTAGGTTCAGGAGAAGTCTCTACCTCAGTCCAACTATCATCATCACCTAGTTCATAAGTTACCTCATAGCCACCTTTTCTTTCAGTGTACCAATCATCATACTGACGTTCCCATTCAATGTCTACACCATTGTTCATTGCATCATCTAGAAGTTCATCAAGGTCTTTGTATCCAGTTTCAATCTGAACCAACAGATCATTAATTTCATCCTCTTCTAAATCAGGATAAATTTCACTAAGAATATCAGCATCGAGTTCATATGCAAATTGACTGTCTACTGAATGCCATTCATGTTTTACAATCGTAACCATTTTTAACCTTTATAAAAAATTCTTTTTCTGCTAGTAATAGTGTCTGGTTTTACAAAAATAATATTATATATTGTTTTTTTGTATTTTATGGGCAAGTCTAAAAATATGCTGACAATCGGTCCTTCAATTTCACTAACTAAAGAATCATTGCCTACAGTTCCTATATAGGGGATATTGTTAAATTTTCCTTGAACACGATCACCCATAAACCATTTAGGCTTATATCTCTTGTCTGAAAAATACTCTGATAGAGTGATCATGAGTTACTTGTCATCGCGGAAAGTTTTGAATCTGGGAAAGCGTAAACTATAACTTCCATCCCGATTTTGTGTAATGGCATCTGCCATTACAACCGCAGTTTGACCAATAACACTGTCTTTATCATCCCAGTATGACTGTCGTTCTGTATCCGTATAACCACTACCAACATTGACCGTAATGTGCTTGCCATCATCGATGCCCTCGCACACTAAAGCGCCCATGCGACCTTGATTCTTGCCGGTACCCTCTTCAACCCCGATCACAGTTAAATCATAATCATACACTGGCTTATATTTCATCCAAAAGGTATTTCGCTTACATTCGTAAGGTGCAGACATTTCTTTAATCATAATACCTTCAAAGCCTGCATTGACTTGATCTTTGGCATAGCGATCTAATTGGTCTCTACCGGCTGATGTGTCAAGGTCAACCATGATATGTGGTAGTAATTCTACATTAGGCATATCTTCAATAACACCGCGCATCTTCTCAAGCAATTCTACACGCTTGCTAAGTTGGGCATTCCAATGTCCACGCCGAAAATCTTCTAGTGGGATAATGTCAAAGATATTAAACACACTATCCTCTGCTTGTACATTGTCTTTACGCCGTGCTTGTCGCATAAGTTCTTGGAAAGTATTACCAATCACTTCGCCGTCAAATACGATGCCAGTGCCATCACTAATACGGTTACCCCATGTTCGTTGAATCTTGACAATATTGGCAATCAGTTGATCTTCAATATGAGTAAAGTTTTCAAAGATTTTGCCGTTGCGTGAATATGAAATGGCATGGACACCGTCATCAGCAAAATACACAGTCATCAATACACGCACACCATCCAACTTAGGTTCTAGGCGCTTGTTGCCTTTCATTTCAGGACGGTTTTCACTGTTGGTAGCGAGTTGGCAACCAAAGACAGGAATCTCGTACTCAGTGCCTTTACATACTTTATTAATTGTCTTGTCACTGATCCCCGCTCTCATGTCACGGCGAAGCACCGGTGCAACAAAATGATTCCATTCATTACTGTCGAAACGATATGCAATTTCTTCAATGGCATCACGGGCAGCATTACCTGTAAGTTCTCGCTTATATAGTCTAGTCAATAAATCTTCCATGTCCTGCCATGGATTCTCGCCATCAATAACTCCCACGGTAACAGGAATTTGCTTTACGCCAAACGTCACATAAGGATTGTAGCAAGCCTTAAGCCAGCCCAAAAAGATTTGAGCATTAGTACTACCAAGGACACTTGCCTCGAGCGCCTGCCTAAGTACATCTTCCTTATGTAACCGGCTATCACTCTCATTAAGTTTACTGATCCAAGACATAGACATAATAATATCTCTTAAAGTAGAAATTGTTTTAAACTATACTATAAACCTGATAATTAAGCAACTTTTTTATATTATTCAATTTGTTCTTCTTCGCTTAAGATATCAAAAGTTTCCACACTACTTACAATTTCCATTGCAGCATCAACTTCTTGTATTGCTTTCTCTAATTTTTCTTTAGTATCTTTTAAGGTTTTTTTCCTCAATCCTCGCACAAAAAGACTAGTGTTTACCATTTTAGTTAAATTACATTCCGTCCCTACTTGGGTTGCCCTTTCCTTACTAAAGCCATTATCATATTGAGTACGAAACCCATGTAAAAGAGCCAATTCCCCTACTGTTACTTCACACAAAACTCTATTGGAGTCGATATTTGCAATTACCTTCATGAGTTATCTCCGTAAAATACATGCCAAGGTCTCATTACGGAAATTTTGTTCCAATCGTTCCCGTTTTTTATCATGATTTTTTCCAAACAGCATTCGGTCATATTGTCTGGCCCACTCCAATCCGCGTAGCCACACCTCTAGTTCTTCAATACTGCCAACAAATAATTCAGCATCACGGCTATAAACTGGCAGACTGTCATCTTTTAGTGGTTTTAATGCTACCGCATCATATTCACGGGTGAAATGCTTACTAGCAGTGATTTGGAAGCCCAGACGGTTAGCCTGTTCTTCAATAGACCGGAATTTTCGGAGAAAGGCAATACCTGTCACTTATTTAATCCCAAGTTCGATGATTTTCAGCCACCCATTCACAGCCATCGTATTCCCCGATATGCCATTGGACATCATCAGGGATCTCCACGACTTTGAGTTTGGCGAAGTCACCGTGTGATCGTTGTCCCAACTGTTCCACGATCTGAATCAGGACGGGATCATCACGGGGGATATCACCGTCGAAATCGTATTGTACACCAAGACCTTTGATCTCTCGAAACTGAGCAAATGCCTCTTCACTGAGACCGAACCCACCATAACAGGTATTGATTACGATTTTGGTCATTCTTCAACTCCGAAATGTTTCAGGATAGCCATCTGTGAACTTTCTTCATTCGTACCTTCGCACCAATCGTTGAATGCAACCTTGGCACATTCCCGAACAATCAACTCAATCAGACCTTCTACTTCTTCATGATACATAAAGTAGTGTTCATCATCGATTGTTTCGCCATAGGTATTGAAATAATCACGACAGAGATGTTGTTTTAGATATGCTTCAATGTGTTCAATCATAGTTCAACTCCGAAATGATTTTTCAAATCTTCGATAATGTGCCTAGGCCTCGAATCCATCTTTGTTCTATGTGAGTCCACGATGCCAATACATTCCCGAACAATCAACTCGGCAAACTTTTCAAAACAAATATCTTGCCATTCATCTTGAGAATACTCTCGGTTATGAACTCGTTCAAGATACCGTCTTTCATCATTGGCAAAAAATTTAGATTGATTGACCAGTTCTTCAATTCTTTGTTTCATTCTTCAACTCCGAAATGTTCTTTCATTACATTGCATACATGCCGAATAGGATTCCGCCAACCACTAGACGGGCTTTCACTATACCATTGAGGATCCTTAGCAACCTTCTCACATTCCCGCACAATCAACTCGGCGAACTTTTCTGAATAATAGTCAACCCATTTGTTGATATCTTTTTCAAAGTAATCAGTATCCAAATTAGTTGTGATTCCAGCCTGTTCAGCAAGTTCTCGAATTCGTTCGTTCATTCTTCAACTCCGAAATGTGTTTTGATCTTTTGATCTGCGGTATGATAACCCATTGTATCAGTCGGCACACCTTGAACTAAACCGGCACATTCCCGAATCAATAACTCGGCGAACTTTTCTTCGTTCAACCGCCTAGGACCAAACTCACCCTCAAGGGCATATGGATCCACAAGTTCCATTGCCTGTTCCATCAGTGCTTGGATTCGTTCGTTCATTGGTTCAATCCTCTTTACAGTTACAATCACCAGTACCAAAGCAGAGTTCACCACAATGTGGGCAACCCTTACCGCAATTTGGATCCAGTTGTTTCAATACACGATGATATTCCAGAGTACCAGCAGGGCCGCCTTCATACATAGCGATTGCTCCAGGAGAATATCCTTTAGCAAGGAGTTCTTTAATTCGTTCTTTCATTCTTCAACTCCGAAAATTCTACGGATCTTGCCGCTGATGGCACTAGCGGTATCATCGCAGCCTTGCTCGTATGGCTCCATATCACCGTAGTCAGCAGGACTCGTGCTATGATGCTCTGTCATTGCCAACTGGGCACATTCTTGGGCAATCAACAGGGCGAACTTTAACTTATCTTCATTAGTCCAATGAACTCCAACTTTTTCATTGAGACTGTAGATCATTTGTTGAAGTCGTTCGTTCATTTCACTTGCTCCGTTTCATTCACTATAGAAGCATTATAGCAGGATTGGGATTTTGTGTCAAATTCCCAGGATTTCCCGTTCTTCCTGGCTCAACTTGTTCAGGGCAGCAACACGGACCTGGGCTCTGTACCGTTCTTTCTGCTCTGCTTCTTCCTTGGCTTCCAGCCGCCACTCCAGTTGGCTCAGTGCATCTTGATTGGCCCGGCTGAAGGTCAGTGTCAACTCTACAGTAGATTCCCAACGATTATCACGATCTTCCAGGACGAACTTGGCATTACGAACTTCCATTTCGTAGTTCTGCTTAGTGGCCCGCTCCAGCAGGGCCATCAGGCGTTCAGGATAGGTCGCGGCCTGCTCTGCCCAAAATGCGGCGTCTGCGGCTTCACGCT